GAATACATCGCAACTGAGGTGAAGACGATGAGTGAACTGGAACAGCGCGAGGTCGCGCGACGGAAAGCGAAGATCGCCGAGCTCAAGGGCCACCTGGAGCGGCGCATGCTGCCCGGGCTCGAGATGGAGCTGCGCGAGCGGGCCGGCCGCGGAGCAATTCTGGCCGGTCATGCTGCGGTTACCGGCGTGTTCTATGACATGCCTGACTACCGGGAGATGATGATGCCCGGATTCTGTCGTCGAACGCTCGGAGAGCAGCCTGATGTGGTCCTGGTGGCGAACCACGGTTACGTCGGCTCGGGACTGCCGCTTGCGCGCACCAAATCCAACCGCGGCGGCTCGGGCACCTTGCGGCTGTCTGAAGACTCGACAGGGCTTGCCTTCGAGGCCGATTTGGATGAAGAGGACGCCGAATCGGCCGCGATCATCCGGAAGCTCAGACGCGGGGACCTCGACGGGCAGATGAGCTTCGCGTTCACTGTTACGCAGGAAAAATGGAACTCTGATTCCACCGAGCGGCGCGTACAGCAGGTCAATCTCCATCGGGGTGATTTGAGCATCGTCAATCAGGCGGCGAACCAGGCCGCGGTCGCCGCGCTGCGCGCCCTTCAGCACGCCCAGGCAGCCCGGCCGATCCCGGATCACACGACGCCGGCGCGGGCGCGCCTGGCCTCGCTCGGGGTCACCGTCCCGCGCCGCTCGCTACGGGCCGACGTCGCTCGCGAGGATCGATTTCAGCGGCGTCTTCGCGAACTGAGGAACCCATGACCGCGGCAGAGAACCTGCGCGCGACTGAGGTCGCGGTGCTACGGGAGCGTTTGATGCGCGCCGAGCGGGCGATTGTTGAGCTGGCCGGCGATCTGCATGCGCTGTCGACATCCGGCCAGCTGCGTCACCGTGGGCAGCCGTCGCTCGCAAGCCTCATCGAGGCTCACGCCGCGGGCCGGCTCGAGACGGTCGACTACAACGCTCCGGAAGAAAGGGGGACGATCCGATGACCGACGAGACAGATCGTTTCGACCGACTCGAAGCCGAGCTGGCTCAGCTGAAGGCCGATCGACAGCGCGACGCCGCCCAAAGGGATGCTGTGCAGGCGCTCGGAATACCACAGCCGCCGATGCTGTCGCAGGACGCCTCGGAGCGGCTGCAGCGCCAGGACGCCGAGCGGCTGGAACGCGTAAAGGCGAAGGCCGATGATGACGAGGCGCATGAGCTGAGGCTGGAGCGCAATCGGCCGCAGCGCGAGAAGCTCGCGCAGAGAGTCTCGGCGATCGAGACGCAGCGGACCAGCGAGCAGGAGAGGCACGCGGAGGCAATGGCGGAGCTCGGCCTCGAGGTCGAGCGGCTGCGGAAGCAGCTTGCCGCGCTTGAGCTCTACGAGTCTCCGAACGCCGACGAGGTGGCGCAACGGCAGACTGCACGTCCGCCAGCTCAGACCCGGCGCCGTGGCGGCTACGCGGCTCTCGCTCGGGCACGGTCTCGATGATCTTCGGGGTTCTCCTTGCCCGAAGCGGGTGGGCGCGGCCAGGCGGGCTTCTACTCGGTTCCCGCCGGTCGCGCTCGGCTCTGCGAGCTCAAATCATCCGAATGACACGAGAGGACCACTCACTGATGGCCAACGAACCAGACGCCACCGACCCCACGCCGATCGCGTTGCACGAGGTGCCCGAAACGCTCGCCGAAATGGAAGCCTCCTACGCAACTCTGGCCGACCTCGACGCAGCGTTTCCAACCCTCACCGACCTCGAACCGAACAGGACGTAAATGGCTACTTCCACCACGCGCCTGGCGCTTTTGGAGCCGGCGACGAGCGACGCACCATCGGAGATCCGGCTCGCGATTACGAATCACGCGACGACGCTGGATTCAGCGGCGCTCGATACGCAGGGCACGGCTGTTTCGCGTCCCGTCGCCGCTACCTCTGGCCGGTATTACGAGAGCACCGACACCGGGGCGCTCGACCGCGATAACGGTACCGCCTGGAACAACATCATCTCCGCCGGCGATTTGAAGCTGTCGGCTGCGTCTATTGCGCCCTCGGGCTGGCTGCTCTGTGATGGCTCAGCCGTTTCGCGAACTGCGTTTGCGGTCTTGTTCGCTGCGCTTGGGACAACCTATGGGGTTGGTGACGGCTCGACTACGTTCAACGTCCCGGACTGCCGGGGTCGTACGCTCATCGGTGCAGGAGCGGGGCCGGGGCTTACCGCCAGGGT